GGCTTTCAATATTGCGATCCCTAACACGTCACTACATTTATGATGGAGAGGTACTACATGGAGAACAGGATTCCGGCCAATTAATGGGTGGATTCTGGTCCTTTGTAGTACTCTGCATTATACATGCGACTGGTGTTAGGCATTGCTTAGAACTGTGCCGATCTGAGAAACTTCGTCTCCGCGATATGGCGTTCCGTCTGAATGGTGATGACGGTCTTTTCGAAGCAACAAAGTCCGAATTCAACTCTTGGAATCAGTATATGTCCTGGTTTGGACTTATACCATCACTAGGCAAAACGTTAGTTCATCAACGTTATTGTACCATTAACTCTGAGATGTGGCGGTTTAAACCCGTCCGTGTTCAAACAAAATTGTTTGATATTACGGTTGGTTTTGAGCCTTCTCGCATTCCCCATATTTATATGGGATGGGGTTATGGTCGTTGCCCTCGTGATGTGACGGATCGGAAAAGAGGTTGTATGGATTTACATCCATCCAACCTCCTTTCCGGATTCCTGGAGAGTTGTCCTCGGCCCGATCTGGGTTGGAAATTCCTATTTAAGCAACATGGAAGAACTATGTTACAAAACGCCAAGCGATATAACCTAGCCTTATGTCTAAGTCCTTATCTTGGTGGTTTAGGGTTTCCGTTACCCCCTTCGGGTGCCCTTAGGAAACGACGTGCTCCTGCGATACGTTCTCGACTCTTTGCTAGAGTCTGTCTCGATCACCCAGAAGATAGAAGGATCAGTCGTATGACTGATTATCTTATAGGTAAAACCCGAGAGGATTCATTCTCATCTCGCTTGGCATCCCTACACTCACGATGTATTTTAGAGTGTGGTGGTGTGAAGCGAAGGGAATTAATCCTCTTAGGCCGACAGGCTATACCAATGTGGAATGAGGAGAAGGAGGATATATTCCCCTCTCTCTTCTTTTCACCTTGGTACGGTCCTACTTCTGAAGACTTTTCGAACGTACTATTCACTGGTTTTGTGGATAGTTATATCAGGAAGTATCGTCTCGAGGCTTTGTCCTTAAGCCAGTTGTCACGTGGAACTGTGCATTCTAACGACTATTTCGCCCGCTTTGTCCTTACATATCCCGGTTTTGATTAGGTCCGGCCCCCAATGTATAACGATTTACATTGTACGGGGTGATTGGTTAATCATAAGGGTGGTGAAGGTGAGGTTGGTGATGTACTCTTTAATTTGCATATCGAGTAAAATCTGCCACTCCAGAACAGTATTTGGTTACAGTGTCTGGGGCCCTCTACATCAGG